CGCACCATCAGTCTTGAGGTGCTTCCGCCGTCGGGGAACCGTACCGTTCATAAATGGCAAGCTGGGTTTTCTGACCCAGTTGTGGCCACGGTGAACAGTGTGGACCAGGTGGTCCGATACTCGAGTGCTCAGGTTACCCTGAACATTCACCCGGACTCTACGCTCCAAGAGCGCAAGGACCTTCTCGCGTACGTGGCCAACTATTTGGCTAACGCAACGGTGAAGACCAGCGTTGAAAACATCGAACCGTTCTATTAGGCGGAAGCCTATGAAGACTCCTAGGAAAGGAGTCTTGGTGTTTGTCATAGTCGCCGTATCATTAGCTTTGATACGATTCGTCGATGACAACCCTGCGGTCGTTAAGAAAGTGGAAACAATTCTACTCTCTTTTGTTTTCTAACTCCTTAAAAGGAGACTCTTGATATGCGACGTAAACGTCACATGAGTGCTGGTTTCGGGTTCTCTAACGAACGGTTTAGCGAGCTCTTATTCGAGACCTCCGGCATAACGCCGGTAGGATACCTCGGACGAGAAACTCCTCTCAGTCTCACGACTAGGGAGGATGCTCAATGGACCTTATTAGCTAGAGAGGTATACTCCAAGTACGACGATGGGAAACCGTCGAAGGAAAAGGAGGAGCTAACGTGGAAGCGATTTCACTTAGCCGAATCATCATGTGAGATACACAATAAAGTGTTCCCTAGACTCTTCAATTCTTCCAGTTTCTGGAAGAATGTTTACCGAAGAATCGACAGGACACTTGGTGTATTCTCGTGGGATGAATGCCAGAGGTTCTTCAGTTTCGGACCTGGTGCAACCACCAGACTACCGAGGCAGAGAGCCTCAGCAGCCTATAAATACTCCGGTATACCGGAGAGCACTGCAGGTAATGCTATCCTTGGAACATGCGCAATTCGCATGAACCCACTCTGGATTCAGAGTGTCCGACTTTCGGAAGAGGAACCCGACAATCTTGTCAAGATTGTTAAGGGTAATAGCATAATTGTTGTTCCGAAGAACTATAAGACGGACCGGACTATCGCTAAAGAGCCTGATATGAATATGTATATTCAAAAAGGCATCGGGCGAGTCATCCGTAATCGTCTTAAGTCTGTAGGAGTTGACCTCAACGATCAGACGAGGAATCAGCGAGCCGCCCGTGAGGGTAGCTTAACTGGTCAGTTAGCCACCATAGATCTTTCTATGGCCAGCGACACTGTCTCGTTTGGTTTAGTCAGCTCTCTCCTACCTAACGACTGGTGGTATGCTCTAGAGCAGAGCAGATCACCTGTTGGCGTTCTTCCTTCTGGCGAGGTTTTACCTTATCAGAAGTTCTCGTCAATGGGAAATGGTTACACCTTCGAGCTTGAAAGCTTGATCTTCTGGGCTATTGCCCAGGAGGTTTGTGCGACCAACATTAACGAGACGGAGAGTCAAGTCCTTGTCTACGGGGACGACATAGTCGTTCCTTCCGACAAAGCGGTAACCTTTATTGAGAGACTCAAGGAAGGAGGGTTCACACCCAACGACCAAAAGTCTTTTCACGAAGGTCCGTATAGAGAAAGTTGTGGTAAACACTACTTTCAGGGACAAGACATCACGCCGTTTTACGTTAGAAAGCCCGTCCAGACCTTAGATCGTCTGTTCTTAGCTCACAACAACGTTTATCGTTGGGGTGAGAGAACTTCGACAGATGTGACATCAACTTTGACAAAGTTGAAAGGTTTGGCTCCGAGCTCCTGGCGTACACCCCGGCTTCCAGACGGTTACGGAGATGGCGCTTTTATTGGCGCCGTTGATGAACTCCGTCTGGATTCCCATCCTTATGGCTGGGAATATTGGGTTACGAAGGTTTTGCAAGTCTCTTCAGACGAGCTAGCCGACGAACTCCCATTTGGCCAGATGATTGCAAGTCTAATGCAGTTATCTACTGTTGTGAATACTCCTTTCGAACGTAAGTTCGAT